TAATATACAATCTCAAATGGAAGATCCAATCATGTTTGGATCGATGATAAAGAATCTTCCTTTTGAGGGATCCTGGAATTGGTATCGACCACAAGTTGACTTCTTAAGTAATCAAACTCACATTTGGAAATTTGAAAATAAGATCGGAGATGAGTTTGCTTCTTGGTTGAGTGGTATTATTGGTATTGATCTGAAGTTTGATGATAAGATTGATTATCCAAAATCTAAGGATGAAGGGAACAAACTAAAGATGTCTCCTGCCCTGGAAGTAAACATTAGAGGAGCTTACGCTAAAGACTTTGAAGTATTGTATAAAAATGTTTAGAAAACATTAAGTATGACGGAAACTTCATTAAGTTAGCATACCAACACTAAATAGTAACAGAATTGAGAGAGAATCTTATGTAACGAAAGTCTCGTTGTTATTTCTCGACTGTATCATTAGGAGACATTATGCACAATCTCATTTCACACAATCAGTTAGCGGGTTGGAAACAAAGCGTTGAACGATTGACTCATACATTAGATAGAACGATGGATGAATCCGATCTTTTAAACGATTACTATAACTGTCTGATTGAGTGTGATGACGATCAATCCACTTGTAAACGAGTTTGTAGGAGCATTCTTTCATAAATTTCAAAGCGATCAAAACCAACCATAGACACATAGGAAACTGTCACTAAGGGCCCTCCGCTTCGGCGGGGGGTTTAGTATTATAGGGACATCCGAAAGAAACCCATGGCAGTCAAGCACGAAATCAAATCCCAACTTGCCAAAC